TAAGATCAGCCGACCTGCTGATTGAACATAAGTGGACTGGTAAAAAACAGACTACGATAAAGTCTCTTGTCTTAAAGAAAATAGTAAGAGAGGCAATTCTAGAAGGAAGAATGCCAGTACTTGGTATCCATCTAGACGGGGAGAACTACGTGGTTCTTCTTGAAGACGACTTCATTGAAATGCTAGAGAAAGTCAAGGATGCCTAATACATGGACGAACCAGAGTATGCCTGGAGATACAAAGCAAAGTGTTCGGGACAAGACACCGACATCTTCTACCCTCCTCGTGATAAAGAGCAGTACAAAGACATTGCTGATAAGGCCAAAGCATTTTGTTTTGGTGAGACAGGAAAAAACCATTGTCCAGTACGTGCCGAATGTTTGTGGGACGCAGTCAAAAGAGATGAGCCTCATGGAATCTGGGGTGGATTAAGCCACAGAGAACGCAATGCCTTAATGCGTAAGTGGCAAAAGAAATACAAAAAGAAAATGTCCCTAAAAGATTTTATTTTCAGTACAGATAAGGAATACTAATGGCAACCCCTAAGACAGAGTTACAGAAATTCCTTGATACAAAGAAGGCTGATACTAGATTAATAGGTGAGATAGAACGTCACCTAATGAGACAACCAGAGTCAGACCGACGTACTGATGTACTTCACCCATCAGAGATCATCAAGGCTGATTGGTGTCACAAGTATGCCTACTACTTATTAAACGGTGGTAAGGCAAAAAAAGAAAAGCCTAATCTTAGACTTCAAAACATTTTTGATGAAGGTCACTATATTCATGCTAAATGGCAGAATCGATTAGCAGATATGGGAGTGCTATATGGAAAGTGGCACTGTGAAACAGACAACCTATCTGAGTGGGGAGTCAGTTCTGAAGTAAATTCTGGCACCTCTGTTTTTGAATACAAGGAGGTTCCATTAGTACATGAGCCACTACGTATTCATGGCCATGCAGATGGTTGGGTCAAGGGTCTTGGAGATGACTGCCTTATAGAGATTAAATCTATCGGTGCAGGAACTCTTAGATTTGAAGCACCAGAGTTACTCTATGATGCAGATGGAGATCTTACAAAGGCTTGGAAGAATATTCGTCGCCCATTTAGAACTCACTTACTTCAAGGTCAGATGTATTTAGAGTTAGCCAAGAGACAATTTGGTGATGATGCTCCAAATGAAATTGTATTTATCTATGAATTAAAAGCAGATCAAGATTATAAAGAGTTCACAATTAAGTCTGACTACTACGTTGTTGAAAGAATATTTAAGGCTGCAAAAAAGGTAATAGATGCAGTTGAGGCAGGTGTTTCACCTGACTGTAATGTAAACCCTGATGGTTGCAAATATTGCACTCTGATTGGAAAAGCATGAGCGAAATAGATGTAATCATGAAGCAGGGACTTGCTCTCTCTAAGCCACAGTACGAACAAGCAACCTTGCCTCCCGACATAACAGCCTTGAGTAGTGAACAACTTGCAGAGATGTTTACCATACTAACTGGCTGGGCTGATTACCTGGCTTCACAGTTAGTTCAGGCTCAATTAAATGAGCGTGAGGCTCAACGTTCTTTAGAAATGAAAGAGAATGTGATGCTCATCACAAAGATGGGCAGTGCGGCTAAAGGGTCTACCGTTAGCCTAGCCAAGGCTCAGATTGCTACAGACCCAGAAATTATAAAATTAGGAGATATCTACGAGGAACGATATGCTTATCGCAAGATCTTAGAAATGATGCTCTCTAATCAGGAACGGGACATCACTCTAGTTTCGAGAGAAATAACAAGAAGAACAAACGAGTCCCGAGGGGGACGGAGGGATACATTCATAACATGAAAAAAATAACTAACATATTACTAGTAACACTTGTACTAACAAGTTTTGCTGTAACGTCTGCAAAAGCAAGTGAACCTACAGGAACTTACGCCGTAGTTAACTCATCTGGCGTAGTTACAAACATCATTGTTTGCACTGCATCAGTTTGTGGTCCAGGTGGTTCTTGGGGTGGAGTAATGCCTAATGACACACCCTGTCCTGGTTGCTCAATTGTATTACAACGAGCACCAAATCCAGTAACTGGATTAAGTCAGGGTGGAAATATGGGAACTCCTGAAAATCCTGTGAAATACGATTCAGAAAAACAAGTTTTTACTCAGGGAACAGAGGCTATTCCCTCTCCTGTTACAAGAACAGAGGTTGTTGAAGAAGCAATTGTTTCCGTAACAATAAACTCTACGGAAGTTTCTTTTGGTCCAAATGTCGAAACTAAACCAATAGTTGATTCACAAACCTCTGCTACTCTTTTTGCAGTCGAAGGACTTCAAAAAGAAATGGCAAGTTTTGAAACTCCAAAAACAAGAGCACAACTTCAAACAGCAATTACAAATAAGTTGTTAATAATTCAAAAATACTTGCATAGATACTATGCATTACTTGATGGATGGATTATTGATTAAAAAAGTAATTCTTCTTGGGTTGGTACTGCTTAACAGCGTACAGGCACTACCAACCCAAGCAGAGCCTCTTCCATCTATAGCAATTATTGATAGTGGAATAAATACTTCTTTATTTAAAGATAATATTGTTTATGAGGTATGTATTGTTTCTGAATTTACTTGCCCTAACGGTAAACAAAAAATGGAAGGAGTAGGGGCGGCTAATACTCCTATCTCTACAAACAAAGTATTAAGTCATGGAACTGCTGTTGTTTCGGCAATTCTACAAAGTAATCCTTCAGCCAAAATTGTTATGATTAGAATAGTCGGCATAGATTCTAAAGGAAATCCTGCAGATTATTATTTAGAAGATATAGACATGGCTTTAAGTTGGGTAGTAAAGAATCAAAAAAAACACAATATATCTGTAGTTAATATTTCTCAAGGAAATACCTTCGCTACTTGTAGAATTTCTGAAACTTTTAAAAAAGATGTGCAAACTTTAAAGAAAAGAAATGTTCCAGTAATAACACCTGCAGGCAACGATGGAAATAATAAACCCGTATTTTCTCCAGGATGTTGGAGAGAAACGGTTTCCATAGGAGCCATTAATTCTGTTGGAACGATCCAGCCTTACAGTAATGCACAAGGCAAAGTAGACTTTTACTTAAAAGACAACTACACTGTAACTACAATGAACGGATCTAAAAGAGATATATACGGAACATCATTTGCAACAGCATCTCTGTCTGCTTGGTGGGCTTTAAATAAATTAAATTCAATACAAGATACCTATAGGTATTTAAAGTCTGTAGCAAAACCAGCCAGCAATGACTTTGTGAAAGGAACTTACGTTGAACTTGGACAATGAAACGGTATTAGAAGAGGCACAAAGATTAATTACTGGAGATCGTAATAAATCTTATGATCATCCATTAGACAATTTTAATCGCATTGCTAAAGGCTGGGAAGTTATTTTTAATGCCAAAGTAACTGAAGAGCAAGTTGGATTGGCAATGGCTTGGGTAAAAATTTGTCGTGAAATTCATCAACAAAAAAGAGACAACCTAGTTGACGGGGCGGGCTATCTAGGAACTGTTCAAATGGTAATAGACGAAAGAAACCGCCGTGCCAACCAAAGCGATTGATGGTCAGTTACCAAAAGACTGCGATGTAACTTTAGGAATCGATCAATCATTAACTGGATTTGCTTTAACTGCTTTACAATTTGAAGATCCAACAAAATATATTACTTGGGTTTACAAGTCTCCGTACTTTGGTATAGAAAGACTTGCCGATATTAGACAATGGCTAATAGATCATTTTGATTACTTAGAAGAAAACAATAACACAATTTTAGACATAGCCATGGAAGGAACAGTCCTTGCTAGCCATGCCGCCCTTGTGCTTGGAGAGTTATCAGCCACAGTTCGTCTAGCAATCTTTGATTACTTTGATGAGGGTGATCCAAGAAAGTACCCATTAAAAGTTCCACCTATGACTCTTAAAAAATTTGCAGCAGGTAAAGGAAATGCTAAAAAACAAGAGATGTTATTGCAAATATATAAGAGGTGGGGCATAGAATTTAATGATGATAATGCCGCAGATTCTTATGCTCTTGCAAGGCTCTTAGGAAAAAACTTCTATAACGAGGTCGAGAAGGCAGTTGCCGAACAAATGAAGAACCTCAAATACAGAGACGCCCCCAGACTTTAGCCTTACCCTATGTTCTAGGAGCGGTACATAAATTCGACTCAAAGGACTACCAAATATGACAACTACACCTGAAGTTACTGTTTCTCATGATGAACCATTTTTAAGAGTTAGTGCAAGTTCAAATCCACAAAGTGTTGCATCTGCAATCGCTCATGCTATCTATGAAAAGCACGAGGTAAAACTACGTGCTGTAGGTGCTGGAGCAGTAAACCAAGCAGTAAAAGCAATTGCTATATCTAGAGGATATGTAGCCCCTAGAGGCTTAGATTTAACTTGCAAACCAGGTTTTACTACTATTGAATCCCGTGACGGAGAAATTTCCGCCATTGTATTCGCCATTACAGCAAGTTAATTTAGTTCTATCCTTATACCTACATTAAGGAGTCACCATGGCAAATTGGACAGATATGGGACATGCAATGCGCCGTCGTATGGGCATGCCTTCAAACCATCTAGAGTCAGCAGGTAATAAAATGAAAAAAGATATGAGTGCAGATCAGTACACACCATCTGGTGCAAATGCAACCTTTACTAATGTAAGTGGTACACCTTCTGTTGGTAAATTAATGCCAAAGAAGAACACACAAGCAGCAGAGCCAATGTATGGAACTAAAGCAAATAGAAAGAACGTGTTAGTAGCAAACGCTGAAGCATCAGAACGTAAGGGTGCTGCATACAGAATTACTACAACTATGCCTTGCATTGATCCTTGCTCAGGTTCAACAATGACAAACGCAAGAACTATTCCATCAGTATCTGGACGTCAGAATCCTAACTTCCAGGGCGGAATGGGTTCTTCCTACTAAAATGTCATTGTCGAATTCACAGTTCGGCAGTTCATTGGCAGCACAAACGCCAGACGCAACTCCGCCATTATCATTTAGCGCTTCCACAGCAGGTTCTGCTGCTCAAGCAACTGCATGGAGAAACAGAAGTCTTGGTGGAGATAAACCTTTATCCTTATCTAAAAAAACCGCTGGCACAACATTTAATTGGGATGATGCATCATCTGCATCTCCAACGGTACCCGCATCTCGTGGGGGTACAAATCCAAATGCTTAGTAATGAACAGTTTGCAGAGTTAGCCAATCAAGGCGGAGCAAGTCGTAGTTTTAAAACTGGAGAATCACCTACTAGTCCTGGAATTATGGTTTCAATTCCTGGTGCTGAAAAAATTACAAATGCTCCATATACAGCAGAGCAAGCAAAAAGTTTTAAAGAAGAACATGCAACAAGAGCAAAAGGCGATGTTTATCAAGGTGCGTGGAAATCTGGAGATAAAATATTTTCAGACATTAGTGAAAAACACACAACACTTCCAGAAGCACGTACGGCTGGCGTAAAACAAAAACAAATTGCTGGGTATGATTTAGGTGGCACAGATGTACGACGCCCACAGGGTGGAAACGTTTATTTTGGTCGTAAAGTTCCTGGTGTTGAATCTAACCCAGAATTTGTAGCAAGTGCACACAGGACTGCAGAATACGAAAGAATGGAGCCAAAACCAAAGGCTCAAGAATTTGCAGAACAAGCACAAATAAGCAGAGGTTCTACATACAAAGGTAAAAAGATTTCAATAAATGAAGTGTATGCAACCATTGCAAAAAATCGCCGAAATAGGGGTGTGTAATGGCTGGTGGAGTAAATAATTTTTCCGCATCACAGAACTGGCAATCACTTGGTGGCGGTGGACTTTATGGTTATAACAATCAGGGTGGTGCAGGAACACCTATAGCCCGTGATGCAATGGATTCATCTCGCATGGGTGTTGGGCGTATTCCATCAGCAGAATATCCAGATGGTTATCTGGGAACAATGCGATCTCGAAGAGATGACAGACTATTAGACTCAGTAAAGAACCGTGTAAATCAAAAGGCTTATCAAAGAGGTGTACACAAAGGTGAGCGTATTGAGCCATCTATGTACTACTGGCCAGAACAAATACATCCAATGACTGGAATTGAACGTCAAATGAAAGCAAAATTAGTAAATATAGATGGCGCAATGGTTTACAGGTCAGAAAGAAGTGCGCCACAGACACAATTAACTCCTGCTCCACATCTAGTAAATGACGGAAAAGCAAACACTGTTGCAGATCAACCTGGAGAAATTAACGCAAGACGTC